GGTGGCGGAGGTTTCGATCAGTTGCGATTGTTCAGTCGTTCATCAGGCAGTGAAGTACAAACAGCTGATATAGGATTTATCAAAGTCTATAATGGTGTGTTAACTCTGGCCAACGTTCAGTCGCTGTATGCCACATACAAGACAAGATTTGGATACCCATAAAACGGTAAATATATTAAAGAGAGCGGATTATGACAATTCAAACAATTAATATCGGCAATGTGGTAAATGATGGATTAGGGGATGATCTACGCACGGCATTCCAAAAAGTTAATGCAAACTTTGCAGAATTAAATGCTAGTTTAACTGTAACTGCTGCTAATACAGGCGGAACAGGCTACGGTGTTTTTAAAGAAAAAGTAGGTGCAGAACTAAGATTTAGAAAACTAGTCCCAGATGGTTTTATCAGCATCGACGGTTCTAATCCAGATACATTGGTCATTGGATCTACACAGCCCGTAGCTTTTACATCTTTTAAAACCGATGGTGATACCTTAGAAGCCTTCGACGAAACAGATATCACCATCGAAGGTGGTACTAATATCACAGTCGACGGCGACGGTACCAGCGGTGTTATCAGTATAGATACAAAATTAAATCTCAGTCAAATACTAGTTAACTATGATTTTGGATTCTTGTCAGCATCACAGAATAATCCCGTACAGCTAGCTCTACAGGCTTCTAACATAGACTTTGGAACAATCACTAATCCAGGATCATTGGATGTAGACGCCGGCGCTATCGCTTAATACTTAGGAGTATAAATGGCTGTACAATGGATCACACAGGCAGGTAATCTAACAACACTAACTGAGCGTGTTCCCGTAACCATACCTTTACAAGTATCTACCGATCAGACATCGGTCGCATTATCTGTGATATCAGGATCGTTGCCGAGAGGAATGAAACTGGTAGGTAACAATCTCATAGGCAGTGCTGTCGAAGTCAGCAAGTTCACAGTCTATAGATTTGTCATCAGAGCCGATGACGGCCAAGATATAGAAGATAGAACTTTTTCTATCTCAGTAGACGGAGCAGATGCTCCTATATGGATTACCAAAGAAGGTTTTCTCAATGTTGGTCAAGGTGAAACTTATTTTGTCTTAGACAATGCTTTTGTAGATTTTCAACTCGAAGCCTACGATACTGACCAAACCGCAGGTGATGTCTTAGAATACTATATCAGTCCTATGGGAGGTGAACTACCTCCTGGACTATCCTTGACCAAAGATGGAAGAATAACAGGGTTCACTGATCCTATATTTTCAGTAGAATACGGTAACGCTGTGTCCGGAGCTTACGATACCGCAGCTTTTGATATAGCACCATTAGATAAACCCAAAGCTGGTGGTACAGGTTTCGACAGCTACATCTACGATCAGTTTGAATATGACTTTAGCGAATCGGTTCAAACTCCAAGGAAACTCAGCAGAGCGTACACATTTGTAGTCAGTGTCACTGACGGTCGCACTGAAACAAAAAGACTATTTAGGATGTGGGTGGTCACTGAGGATTTCCTCAAAGCTGATAATACCATAGTTGAAGTTGATACTAATCTCTTTACCGCTGATAATAGTTCAGACAGAGTTCCTTACTGGATAACAGAATCTTATCTTGGAAGACGTCGAGCCAATAACTATCTAACAATATTTCTAGATGTCTATAGAGCTCCAGGCCTAGACAATCGTATACTTTACTTTTTAGAAAGTCAAAATCCCAATGGTACTGCCAGTGTGCTGCCCGAGGGCATGGAGTTAGATCAAAACACTGGAGAGATAGGTGGACGAGTTCCTTATCAAGCAGCCGTAACAAAAACCTATACCTTTACTATAAGTGCTGTTGATTTTAAAACAGAAATAGTCAGTCTTTCATATAATCTTAGAGGTGTATGGAACAGCACTGTTAACTATCTAAAAAATGATGCAGTATCCTACAACGGTTTTATCTATGTAGCAACTCAGGGCAGCAGAAGTAAGATACCTACCGATGAAGATTTTTGGGCCAGCAGTGTTGCTGTAAGTACAAAAACATTTAGCATCGACATCATAGGCGAAATAGAAAGCGCCATTGTTTGGTTAACAGATCCCGATCTGGGATCGATAGAGCCTAACAAACCTAGTACATTGTTAGTCGAAGCAAGATCTAGTCTATATGGAAATACCACTTCTTATGAAATAGTCAACGGTACTTTGCCTCCCGGTCTGCAACTTCTATCAACAGGTATCATACAAGGCAAAGTAAGACAGTTTGGTTCTCAGGGCAAGCCTGGAATGATTCGATTCTACGACGTTGAAGGATCCGCAAGAACATTCAATACCACCTTTGATAATAACACTACTAGCTTTGATAGATTTTTCAACTTTACAATAAATGCAAGAGACTCTGCTAGATTCGCACAAATCGAAAGATCATTTACTCTAAGAGTAATATCAGAATCTAATACTACATTTGCTAATGTCTATCTCAAATCTTTCCAGCCTAAGTCTAAGAGATTAGATTGGTTTAACTTTATCACAGACAGCAATATTTTTAGAACTGATGAGCTTTATCGCTATGGAGATCCTAACTTTGGCATCCAATCAGAATTAAAAATGATTTTATTCGCAGGAATAGAAAGTGTCGAGGCTGTGAGATTTGTACAGGCTATGAGCAGAAATCATTATAGAAAAAAACTCAAGTTTGGAGAAATAAAGACAGCCAAGGCCAAAGATCCTGTAACTCAAGAAACTATCTACGAAGTAGTTTACGTTGATATTGTGGACGGGTTTGAAAAAAATGGAAAATCCATAAGCCAAACCCTACAACTGTCAGATAATATCAACAGCAAAGTTTTAATCAGCTATGATGCTATCAAAGTAGATAGCAATATACCATTTGTCAGTGACCGGGATCATCAAAGAATATTTCCAAATTCTATAAAAAACATGAGATCGAGATTGTTCGATCTAGGCGAGAGAGATAGAAAATATCTACCCCTATGGATGCGCAGTATACAAGATAACACTATTTTCGAATCGGGTTATGTCAAAGCACTGCCATTGTGTTACACAAATCCTGGAAAATCAGATGCGATCGCAGCTCGTGTAAAACTCAGCGGGTTTGATTTTAAACTCATGGATTTTGAAGCTGATCGATACCTTATTGACATATTAGACGGGGATGTCGAATATAAATATCTTGCATTTCCACAAATCGGAGAAAAACTACCGTGACAAGCGCAATTAACTTTACCAGTATAAACGAAAACTTTCCTGTAGCTGGTCAGGACAACGACACACAGGTATTCAGAGATAACTTTGATACCATTAAAAGAAGTCTACAATCTGCTCAAGAAGAGATTACAGACCTACAGGCAAATACTGCCAAACTAAATCTAACCAACGATTTTGAAAAAAATACAGTAGAAAGAGCTGTCTTTCAAAACTGTAGAGATCAAAAGTTCGACGGCGGTCTTATAGAATCAAACTTGACCATAGATTTTGAAAACGGTCCTTATCAGATTTTTAGATTTAAAACTAACTCAAACGTTGACTTCTTAAATCTTCCTGGCGATCCAGCATTGGCTGATGAAACTGTTCCGATTGGTGTGGGAAAAATAACTCTCGAGTTATATAAAAACGGTTCAGATCCATCCAAGACTGTTAGTTTTATAACTTCAGGTGGTACAATCTACAAGAAAGATCCTAGTTTTCCAGAAACTATAACACTAACTTCAAATGACAACCCTGTGTTTATCGAAGTATGGAGACATAGTTCATCAGTTATTTTCCTTAGATATCTAGGACTGTACAGTTAAAAATGTTCAATCCGTTTGTAGATAACCTTTCAGATCTCAAAGATCAAGATATCGAAGACAAGATTTTGGAGCTTTCCAAAAAATATCACCAAGCAGCACGTTTAGGTAAAGCTGATCTCTTGACACAAATACAAACTATCCTTATAATGTATAAAGAGGAAAGGTCAAGAAGAGCCGCTACTAGAAAAACACAACTAGATGGCGACTTAGATCAGTTGATTAATGTCGATTAAACACAAAGAAGATACACTAACAGAAGCAGTACTGATACATGGAGTAGACATACTGCCAAAGTGTCTTGCTGATCTAGAATCTGTAAAACTCTATGTAGAACGATGCTATCACGAAAATCTTAACTACCCTATGCCTAAAGATAGCTTAGATATTAAGAAATGGCACATTCCCGAAGACTATTATCCAAACCTTACAGAAATGCTCTACGGAATGTGTGAAACTGAAGTTCAAAAAAATCGTGTTAATCAAGAACTAGAACTGTTCATTAAACACGGCATGTATGATATCTTACATGTTATGAAATACATTGTGGATACCCTAAGAGCTAATAACATAGTTTGGGGTGTTGGACGTGGATCTAGCGTGGCTAGCTATGTGCTCTATTTGATAGGGGTCCATAAGATCGACAGTGTTAAATACAACTTACCAATAGAAGAATTCTTCAAAGGAGAACAAAATGGGTAAAACTTATACCAGTATGAGAGGCAAAGCTGTAGACATGGAGAAACTTAATCTCCAAAACGAACTACTGCCTGCCGTAGGTAATGTCAGAGTAAATGCTCGCGGTGACGAGCTAGGGCCTGGCGGAAAAATTGTTAAAACTAGAGAAGAAATTCTCCAAGACTATTACAAGACTAATCCTAGAGCCATCAAAGAAGAACTAGTCACTAGAAAGAAATAATCTATGTCATACGATCCGATCAATATTAAAAATCTACGTGCTATTAGAAACAACGTTATTGTTACAGGCATGGACTTTAACGAACAAAAAACAGCTAGTGGAATAGTATTAAGGAGTGACGACGGTCAGGCTCACGGCATCAAACCTCGATGGGGACAAGTCTATGCGGTAGGTCCTGAACAGACTGATGTCAAAGTAGGTCAATGGATTTTAGTCGAACACGGTCGTTGGACTAGAAAAATGAAAATCGATGACGGCAACGGAGTCAAAGATATTCAACGAGTTGAAGTTGAATCAATACTTGCAGTCACTGACGAAAAGCCTAACGATGTTTATATTGGCAAAGAATACGCTCACGGTTCTAGCATAGACATTAGGCCAGAGGACTTTGTCAGTTAATGGCATTTAAAAAAAGCTGGGACATGGCCGATATTGCCAATCAAATATCGGCCTTATCTCGCGAGTGTTCCAGCGTATACAATGACGGATTTACGTCATTTGAACTAAAAAAAGAACTATACATTCTCAAAGGCATTGTAGACAATGCACTTTCTAACGCTCCAGACTTTGGCAATCTGGAACAACAGTGGTTGACAGATCAAGAACAAAAGCGTATCATTAAGATTCTAAAGTCTTAAGGAGATACAATGACTAATCCGTTTCGCGATCAAGCGAAGTTTATGACAGCCTGCGACCAAACAGTCGGCGAGTTTAATCAAGAACAGTTTAAACTATACCTTAATCTAATGGAAGAGGAATGGAAAGAACTTAAAGTTGCCATTGACAACAACGATGGTGTAGAGACATTAGATGCACTATTAGACTTTATTGTTGTCACAGTTGGTGCTATACATAGTGCCGGTTACGATGGTGAGGGCGGTTGGAAAGAAGTCATGTCCACTAACTTTGCTAAGATTGACAAAGAAACTGGCAAGGTTCGAAAGCGTGAGGATGGTAAGGTATTGAAACCTCTAGGTTGGGTACCTCCTAATCTTAAACCATTCCTCAGTATGGAACAAAGTCTTCTGAAGCAAGGGCTAGAAGGATGAAGATTGGTTTTACCTGTTCAACCTTTGATCTGTTCCATGCAGGTCATTTGCTTATGTTGGAAGAAGCTAAAAAGCAATGCGACTATTTGATAGTAGGTCTACAAACAGATCCCACAATCGATCGTCCTAAAGAAAAGAACAAGCCTGTGCAAAGTGTATTCGAGCGTTTTGTACAACTAAAGTCCTGCAAGTACATAGACGAAGTTATTCCGTACGGTACAGAAAAAGAGCTTGTGGATATCTTGCTTTCTTATCCTATTAATGTTAGAATATTAGGAGATGAATATGCAGAAAAAGAATTCACAGGAAAATATGAGTGTATCTCTAAAGGTATTGAATTTTACTTTAACAGGCGAGAACACAGTTTCTCCACAACCGAACTTCGGGGACGAGTAGTAGCTGCCGAAGTTGAAAAAGGTTTGAGAAATGCAGGATGAAGATTATCAAGAACCACCGGAGCCTTGCTACATAATAGAAGGCGAATGGGCCAAAGACACAGAGGAAAATAATGAAAGAACTATGGGTAGAAAAATACCGTCCAAAAAAGATTGACGGTTATGTGTTCAGAGATGAACATCAACGTAAGCAGATCGAAACTTGGATCAAGGATCAAAGTATTCCGCATCTGTTGTTAAGCGGTAATGCAGGTATCGGTAAGACCACACTGGCTAAAATCTTGATCCATGAGTTAGGTATCGAAGATTACGATGTACTAGAGATTAACGCAAGTCGCACAAACTCTGTTGATGATGTTCGTGATAAGATCACAAACTTTGTACAAATGATTCCATTTGGTCCGTTTAAGGTTGTGTTGCTTGACGAGGCTGATTACCTATCGCCTAACGCACAGGCAGCGTTACGTGGTGTTATGGAAGAGTATCACGCTACTGCTAGATTTATTCTAACCTGTAACTATCCTAATCGTATTATTCCTGCGATCCATAGTCGTTGCCAAGGTTTCCATGTTGAGAGAACTGACCTCACTGAGTTCACTGCTCGTGTTGCTACTATTCTAGTGGAAGAATCTATAGAGTTCGATCTTGATACTCTTGACAACTATGTTAAAGTTACCTACCCAGATCTTCGAAAGTGTATTAATCTAGTACAGCAGAATGTTTCTGAAGGTAAACTAAATGCACCTAACAAAGGCGATCAAGGAGAAGCAGACTGGAAGTTTGACATGGTTGAACTTTTCAAAGCAGGTAAGATTACAGAAGCACGTAAAATGCTCTGCGGTAAAATTCGTTCTGAAGAAATGGAAGAAGTCTATCGATGGCTCTATGATAACATCACTATCTTCGGCGATAACAAAAAACAAGACTCTGCTATCTTGATTATCAAGCAAGGATTAGTGGATCATACTTTAGTGGCTGATTCAGAAATTAATCTTGCGGCAACTTTAATCAAACTTGCGAGATTGTCAGATCAATGACCGACGAGGCCAAGTCGAATCTCGCCAAAGGTAAAAACAGCTACGATTCGAAGATTGGCGGTAATCTTGTAACTTTTTTTAATAAAAATGTTACTCCCTATCCTACAGAAGTAGGTGGTCCTAGTTTTGATTTAATACCTGTGTCTAAACAAAAAGACATAATGATAAATCATGCTAGGATGTACGCACAACAAGAATATAACAGAATAATGGAACTGGTTGCTGTGTTACAAAAACAGGCCGATAGCATTAAGAGAAGATTAGATGTTACTGATGCTGTGCATGCTGCCGAATATCAGTTTCAGATTGTCATGGGGCATTGTTATTGGCTTGTTTGGGATAAGAGAAAAGAAAAAACTTTACTTGTTCATATGGGTCCTAATGAATGGACCACTGGTGCTCCTGAAGATTATCAGTACCAAGTACGTGTGAAATATATGGGCGATCATACCTGGTTAGAAGTAGACGATGAAGGGAATCCTGTAGAATGAAAGATAAATTCAAACGAGCATATATGAAAACTGCGGAAACATTCGCAGAGCTCTCTCATGCTCGTAGATTGCATGTCGGTGCTATTGTTGTCAAAGACGATCGTATTATTAGCATCGGCTATAACGGTATGCCTGCTGGTTGGGATAATGATTGCGAATATAAAGAATGGATGGATCGTGATGCAGGTGGCTGGTTAAATCCTGATGAGATCTACGAACGTTGGCCTCACTGCGAATTCAATGAAGATGCCGAGGAAGAATATCGATATCGTCTTGTAACTAGACCAGAGGTATTACATGCGGAAACTAACGCAATATCTAAGTTGGCAAAAAGCACTGAATCAGGCGATGGTGCTGCTATCTTTATTACTCATAGTCCTTGCCTGGACTGCGCCAAACTTATATATCAGTCTGGCATTAACAGTGTGTTCTATCGTAGCTCTTATCGCAGCGATGATGGAGTTGAGTTTCTTAAAAAGTCTGGAGTGACTGTGGAGAAGATTGATGAATGAACGTTATATGATTGTCACCTACTTACAAAAACCCAATGGCAAGTGGGACGAAATTACGGAGTTCAAGAAACATTACAGGACAAAGCATATACAGTCCTCTAAAGTCATTCTTGACCTCAAAGACAAAAAGGTCATCAAAAACGGGCTGAATCCCCAGGCCAGCTATGACGACATGATAGAGTTTTACAAAAGGCTATTGGGGGATCGATTGACCCCCCACCTTCCTCAAGAATCTTTATAAATCGCTAATATTTCCTTTACTGCCTCATGTCTTTCAACATCACCTACGGTGAAATGACAGACATCAACGTAACGATGATTTTTAAAGTCGTTATACAACCCAAGGAATTCGAGCAGGCCATTATTGCTAGGTCTATCTGCCTGCTGTAGATCACCGGTCACTACCATATGCGATCCTTGTCCTAATCTTGTCAATAGCATTTTCATTTGACTTGGCGTAGCGTTTTGCATCTCGTCAGCAATGACTATACTGTCCTTGAATGTGCGTCCTCTCATATAGGCCAAAGGACTGATCTCGATCACCCCCTCTTTTAGCATGTGTTCTATTTCTCTGGCACTGTAGTTTTCTGAGAAAACATCCATTATGGGCTTGGTCCACGGCTCCATTTTTTGGTTTAGATCTCCGGGTAAGAAACCATGGTCTTCATCCACGCTTACAGCAGGGCGTGTAATAATGATCTTAGTGATATCACCCCAGTTCAACTGTTGGATAGCCCACTGTACTGCCAGCATGGTCTTGCCTGTACCTGCAGGGCCGATGGCAAAAACAATCATTTTGCTAGGATCGTTAAGTTTAAGTAGGTAACTTTCTTGGTTGAGATTTTTGGGATATATTTGAACGTGTCTACGTTTACGTTGAAGTTTTTGATCGATATTTATTACGTTGCTATCAAATCGTGGGTCATACTGCTGATTTTGCTGAACTTGCGCTCTTTTACGCTTCATATAAGGTTAGCCCTCCTTTAAAGTGTTAGGCACGGACCTTTCAACCGTTGTGTCCGTGTCCGAACACAAACTTATTTAACTTGATAGCAAAAAAGTTATGTCTAATGATAAAAAAACAGGGCTAAATACAAATAGGAGAAACCATGGCAGATTTAAAAGACATTATTTCTAATATAGAACAGATTTACGGCAGTAATAACAGCCTAAACCTGCTTAAAGACTTTGAACGTGTCATAGATGAGTTAGATATCTATGTTTTCGATCATTGGGAAGACGGTGAGCTTGTTACTGGCCCTAGAGAAACACGCTACTTTGTAGAGTGTACATTTATGTGGCCTAAGGATAAGATGCCCGAGCCCAAGGGCGGACTACGATTGCTAGACTATGGATGCAAAGTACAGGTAGCAGAATCTGTACTAAACAAAGTTCGTAAAATTAAAACTCCAGACGATATTCGTCCAGGAACACGCAAAGGCAAAATAGACAAAGAAGAAATAATTCTTATTAAGATCGCAATGCCTAAAAAGTTAATGTCTGATATACAGAGGGGCTACGAAAGTCTCGATGCGAATAAGGTTGAAGACATCTTAACACAAAATCATATTACAGCAACAGCACCCATGGATGCTGCTGCACAACCAGCTGAACAGGAAGGGGCCAATGCTGAACAAACTGCTTGAAGGTCTTAGACCTCTAGATTTAAAAGAAATGATCGATCCTATCTTTGAAATCGATTCCTTCAAATCTAAGATGGGCGAGGACAAAGACGTCTGTGTATTGAGCTTTGTTGTCGCTGACAGATTTCCTGCAAGAGATTTAATGGAGTTTATTGAAAAGGGTTATAACTTTGTTCTAGATGCTGATGTCAGTGCCGGGGAAGATAAAGAAGGCAGATATCATGTATTTGTCGAACTAAGCAGAACTCCACGTCTATCTGAACAGATCAAAGATTTAACCTACGGTGTTAGAAAGCTAACAGGTATTGACGATTTTAAATTCCGTTATCATAAAAAAGACGGAGAGTTCATTGCCAACGAACAAGAACTTAGATCTGTTATTCCATCAACACCAGAAGCCTACGAAAGTTTCTTAAACGAAGTTAAAACAGAGGGTGTTAAAAAGTTCTTTAATAAAACCCTAATGGACGATCTTTCTCTAGATGGAAGCATCATTACAATCCATAAACCATTTAATCAAAAAATACAGATGAAATGGTTGCCTGAAGAAAAAGAAATAGTAGAAGAAACTATCAGTGTAGACGAAGCATCAACTGCTGAAATATTTTGGATGACCAAAGTACTAGGCGATTACGATATATCAAAGTTTGGAGATAAGTTTTTATTCACCAACGGCGATCAAACCATGATTTTACAAAGGATCTAAAAAAATGAGCTTTACTTTTGATTTTAATAAAAGTCAGTTAAACGAAATTATAGGAAAGAATGCTTATCTAGATTATTGGTTCAATGCTCTCAATGACATATTACCAGAATACGATATTAACACACCGGAGCGTGTAGCAGCATTCATTGCTCAGTGCGCACATGAAAGTGGTGGATTTAAGTTTTTACAAGAAAATCTAAACTATAAGGCAGCAAGCCTGCGTCGAGTATTTCCTAAGTATTTCCCCGACGATGCTATTGCAGCAGCCTATGCCAACAAGCCACAGATGATTGCAAATAGAATCTATGCTAATCGTATGGGCAACGGAGATGAATCATCAGGTGACGGTTACACATATAGAGGCCGTGGGCTGATTCAACTTACTGGTAAAAATAACTATACCTTTTTTGCCGCATCTATTGATACACCATTAGAAGAAGTGTCTGAGTATCTCGAGACATTCGAAGGCGCAGTTCAAAGTGCCTGCTTCTTCTGGGATCAAAACAAACTGAATCAATGGGCTGATTCTAGAGATATCTTAACTCTAACAAAACGTATCAACGGTGGTACTATTGGCCTAGAAGATCGCAAAAAACACTACGAACACGCTCTGCATGTACTAGGAGCACATTGAAATGTGGCAGATCGGCTGGATGGTTAGCCTGATTCCAGATAGTATTTTTCTCTGGATAACTTATTTCTTAATGGCCTTGGGTTTTGGCCTATACATTGTAAGTAAGTTAGTAGCATGGTTACCTATCATCAGCCGATACAAAACTCCTGCAGAAGTACTAGGAGTAATAATACTTGTAGTCAGTTCTTACCTTTTTGGTAGTTACGGCACCGAAATGGTTTGGAGAGAACGTGTTAAAGAACTAGAGGCCAAGGTTGCAAAGGCGGAAGAAGAATCTAAACAGGCAAACAGCAAGATTCAAGAAAAAATCGTCACAAAGGTAAAAGAAATCAAAGTGTTCCAGGATAGAATCAAGGAAGTTATTGTGGAAAAAGAAAAAATTATCGATGCACAGTGCAAGGTACCACAGGAAGCATTAGATATTTTGAATTCTTCTGCGCAGAATAAATCTGTGGGAGATAAAAAATGAAAAATCTTTTATTAATCCCGATCGCGATCATGCTGTCAGGTTGTCTTAGCACAGCCCCTGTACAAAGAAACTTTCCAGAAATACCCGAGGAACTAAAAGTTAGTTGTCCAGATTTAAAAACTATTGAACAGGGCACAACACAACTCAGCAAAGTTATCACGGTGGTAACTGAAAATTATGCTCAATATCATGAATGCAAACTCAAGGTAGATGCATGGATTGAGTGGTATAAAACTCAAAAACAAATTTTTGATTCTGTCAAATAAACTTAAAGGAATAATATATGAAACACATTATTTTTGCAGCAGGTCTAGCATTAGCAGTTGCATTTCCAACATATGCTGCTGAAGAAAAGAAACCAGAAACTAAAAAGGTCTGCGTTGATATACAGGGTAAAGATGGTAAACCTATGATTGATCCAAAAACCAAAAAACCAAAACAAGACTGTAAAGAAGTAAAGGTTAGACAAAAACACGAAGGCACTAAGATCGAAGACGCTAAGAAAAAATAATTCGACTCAGTAACCTTTGTTAAATATCTAGGACTGTTGACACAGTCCTATTTTTTTCATATACTTATAAGAACATGGACTATTATTCTACACTGGGATTAAAACGCGGTGCTTCGCAAGAAGACATTAAAAAAGCCTACCGCAGCCTCGCAATGAAACATCACCCGGATCGGGGTGGTGACGAAAAACAATTTAAGCAAATAGAAGAAGCATATCGCACTCTCAGCGATCCCCAGAAAAAAGAAATGTTCGACATGGGCATGGATCCTAATAATCCGCAGCACGGAGGATTCAATCAAGGACCGTTTGAGTTCCACTTTGGAACTAATAACATGAACGACTTTTTTGGAAACTTTGGGTTTGGCGGATTTGGTTCAAGACCTATGCGCAGAAACATGACCTATAGTATTGGCGTTGAACTTACATTAGAAGAAGTACTGACAGGTAAAGATATCACAGCAGAAGTAGGAACTGCTAATGGTAGGAAAAGAATCGTTAACATCAGTATTCCATCTGGAGTAGAAAGCGGTCAGCAGATACGCTATCAAGGTATGGGGGATGATGCAATATCTGGACTACCGCCCGGAGACCTAATAGTCAATATCAGTGTAGCAAGACATCCTAGATTTCATCGAGATAAAGATAATCTAATCTACGAACACAGAATATCTGTATGGGATGCGATGTTAGGCACCAATGTTAATCTAGACACCATCGATAACAGAACTATAAATGTAGGTATTCCAGCAGGCACACAACCAGACACAGTGTTAAGCTGTAAAGGAGAAGGAATGCCTAATATGAGAAATAGGTCTCGAGGAAATCTATTAATCAAAATCAAAGTAGACATTCCTAGGAATCTTTCTAACGAAACAATATCAAAAGTAAAAGAAATCAAAGATGGAATTTAAACTAGGACCTCACAATAGTTTGGTAACAAAAAGCGACGACTGGATCTTTGGCAAAGACGGAGACCCAGAACAGTTAGAAAAAGACATGTGCGACTTTATGGCTCTTGCTGGAGGCATAGGTCTAGCTGCTAATCAAATAGGATTAACTAAACGTATATTTGTAATGGGCAGTGAAACTACTGCGGGATATCCTAAACCATTCGCACTTTTTAATCCTCGAATCATCGAAGTCAGTAAAGAAATGATTTTAGATCAAGAAGGCTGTCTTAGTTACCCAGGACTGTATCTCAGTATTAAAAGACCTTCATGGATCATAGGAGAATATCAAAACTCCAAGGGAGACACTATCGAAGCCAAGTTCGACGGATACATTGCAAAATGTTTTCAACATGAACTAGATCACTTAAACGGTGTCTGCTTTGTTGACATCGTCAGTCCGTTGAAGTTAAAATTAGCTATGAATAAACTTAGGAAACACAAATGATCGAACCCAGTGATAAGCTACAACAAATTTTCGAGTTCTCAGTCGATGTAGCAAGAAGACTAGAGCATGAATATGTTACCCTCGAACATCTACTTTTTGGAATCATGAGCGACAAAGAATCTTTCGAAATGATGAAAGACTTCGGAGCCGATCCAGCTTTTATTAAAGCGAATATCGAACACTATATCAATAACAATCTCAATGATATTAAAATCATTGGTAATACAAAACCTAAAAAAACTCATTCGGTAGAAAGAGTTTTGAACAGATGTTTTACACAGGTTCTGTTCAGCGGTCGTCAACGTATAGAAGTTGCAGATGTGATCATTGGTATTATGAGTGAGAAAAACTCTTTTGCCTGCTATTATCTAAACAAGGGCGGGCTAACCAAAGAAAAATTCATAAAATATTTTCAAAATATTGTTGCAGAGAAAGAAGAAGTCGAACAAGAAACAGCCGTGGCGAATCCCAACCAGATGGAAAAAATTATCAATACTTTCTGTACTAACCTAAGTTTACAAGCAAAACAACGAAAAATCGATCCGGTCATTGGTCGTGATGAAGAACTAGAAAAACTTCAACTTGTGTTGGCTAGACGCAACAAGTGTAATGTTTTATTAGTAGGCGATCCCGGAGTAGGTAAGACTGCCATTGCCGAAGGACTTGCTCGTAAAATCTTTGAAAAGAAAGTTCCCAAGTTTATTCAAGATCACACTGTCTATAGTCTAGATATCAGTGGGCTTCTAGCTGGTAGCAAATATCGTGGAGACTTTGAAGAAAGAATCAAAGCAGTCCTAACAGCTTTAGAGCGCAAAGGTAAATCGATTCTGTTTATCGACGAAGCTCATATGATGAGCGGTGCTGGTGCAGCTAATCAAAATACCAACGACCTTGCTAATATTCTTAAGCCTGTGTTGACCAAAGGTATTATCAAAGTAGTTGCTTCAACTACTTGGGAAGAATATCGCAAGCACTTTGAAAAGGATCGTGCGTTAATGCGCAGATTCCAACGTGTTAACGTCGACGAACCTACATCAGAAGTCACTGTTAAGATTCTCAAAGGTCTTAAAAAATATTATGAACAACATCATAATGTAAAAATTACCGATGGTGCCATTGATCAAGCAGTAAAACTTTCTGTGAAATATATGGCCGATCGTAAACTACCGGATAAGGCCATTGACATTATCGATTGTGCTTCTGCTAGATATAAACTCAAAGATGATATCTTAGAAGAAGGTCTAGAAAATATTGTTGATGTTGAGCAGGTAGTTTATGAACTGTCAAAAATGATCAACATGCCATTGGAGTCGGTGGCACAGAAAGAAAGCAAGAATCTTTCTGGATTGGAAACATCAATGAAGACTGCGGTTTTTGGTCAAGACACTGCTGTGGATACTTTATTGGATAAGATCTTTGTAGCACAGGCAGGAATGAAATCTCCTAACAAGCCTATTGGTAGTTTCTTATTCTTAGGTCCGACAGGCTGTGGTAAGACCGAAACTGCGAAACAACTAGCAGATAAAATGGGCATGCAGCTGGTTAGATTCGATATGGGCGAATATCAAGAGAAACACTCCGTGGCAAGATTGATCGGAGCTCCTCCTGGCTATGTAGGCTATGACGACAATGCAGGACAGTTGATTACCAAGCTTCAAGAAACACCTAACTGTATTCTATTGCTAGATGAGATTGAAAAAGCTCATCCCGATGTTTCAAATGTACTGTTAGCATTTATGGACAATGGATTTGTTACAGGTTCTAATGGCAAACAAGCCGATGGCCGTAACTGTATTCTTATCATGACGTCTAATCTAGGTGCTGCTGATAATGAGCGTAACTCTATTGGATTCGGTGAGCTCGAGAGAGAAGGTGAGGATGACAAAGCAGTTAAAAAGTTCTTTGCCCCTGAGTTTAGAAACAGATTAGATGCCACTGTGAAGTTTACTAATCTTAGCATGGATACTGTATGCCAAATCGTTTCTAAGTTTATCACTGATCTAAACGGTCAGCTCAAAGATAAAAATATCTTGATCGTACCATCAAAAGAAACTGTTAAGTGGTTAGCAGACAAAGGCTATGACAAGAAGATGGGCGCAAGGCCGTTGGCTAGATTGATCGACAATGAGATTAAATCTCCTTTGAGTAGAAAAGTACTGTTCGGCGATTTAGTCAACGGTGGCCAGGTAGATATCAGCTTGGTAGACGGTAAACTTGATTTTGCTTTTTCTCCCTTGTTAACCAAGCAGCAGAAAAAAGCACTCAAGAGAAGTAATAGCACAGAGGAGGTATCTAATGGATCTGTTGTCTCAGAAAACGCATCATTATAATAGAAAATTCTACAATAAGTTTTCTTATAAAGTCAGCCTCTCCTTAAAAGGAGCAGGTTGTTTCAGAGTCTACACTATACAAGAAATAGAAGACATGCTGATCAATGGATATAAGGGTCGACAATACTATCTAGAACAACTGCTCAATAATCGAGATCAGATCACTGATCTCATTGATTATTTAAAAACCAACAGTTTAGAAACTATCAGTAAGCGTGTCGAGAGAGATTATATAGATTTTTATACCAATGAACGAGATGTCTATGATCATATGAGTGAAAGATTCTTAATGATCTTAAAACACAGATTTGAACCTAGACCGGGTACTGAAAACGAGCCCAACAACGAATCTACTATTTTTGTATCAAAACTTCCGTATGACCGATACGAATATAAGGTATATCTGCGTCCTCATAAAATGAAGGGCGACAAAGAAGCCAAGCGATCATATCTTGATTGGTTAGACAGTCAAGGAGACAAAATCAAAATTTCTCAAGCAGTGAAAAAATGGTTTTTAGACACTGATTGGAACTGGGATCGCAGATACATATATGTAGATAGTCAATCTACCCTTCTTATGCTTTCTATGCGCAGTTCAGAAGTAGTAGGCAAGGTCTACAAGCATCGAATAGTCGATAAATAACAGATGTCCATTGAAATACACATTCTAGCAGAAAATCTTACATCAGAGGTTTCCGACTCTGCTTATCTTTTCACAGGTAAAAAGCCCGGCGCTGGCTATCATCAAAATCTAACAAACCTACACACAGCCATCTATAAAGTTGATTCGTTTGTTGGATCTATCAAACTACAAGCAACATTAGCTGTAGATCCTGCAGAAGCCGACTGGTTTGATATTACCAACACTACATTCGGTGGTACAGATGACACTGAAGTTACTGGTGACAGCGCACAGTTTGCTTCAACTACCATAAATCGCAACTTTAGCGGTAATTTTGTATGGATTCGCGGTGCTTACAACATTCAAAACGGCACCTTACAGCAAATAGCCTTTAGTTTTTAATCATTACGCAACAGGTAAATATAGTATTGCCTCACGAGGAATATTATGAGAGACCTTTTGTCAAAACTAGATGCACTAATCTCAGAAACAGCACTGAGAGATAAAGAAGATCTTCAGGCTAAACGCAAAGCCCTGCAAGATCTACAGATGGATCCCATCGCTTCTGAAGATCCAGAAATCAGCCAAGCTATCATTCAACGCAAGGCGGACCTAGAAAAAGAAGCTCAAACCAAGGGTTTCGACGAAGGGTTCGAAGTCGGCGACGACTTTGGAATCAGTTTTTCCGAGGATTTTGAAATAGCCACAGAAATCGTTGGTTTTGTAGAAGATGGTATTGTTATAGATCTAGATGATCATGCTTTAGAAATGTTAGCCAACGAAGGATTAGCATTTTTAGATGGTGAACTTGCCGAAGGTCTTCGTGATCCTAAAGATAATCCTTGTTGGAAAGGCTACAAGCCAGTGGGAACAAAGAAGAAAGGTGGCCGCACAGTTCCTAACTGTGTACCTAAAGAAAGCATCGAAGAAGACGAAGATATCGACGAAGCCGAATATCAAGGAAAGAATGTTCCGCTAGGTAAAAAACTACCAGGCGATGTTAAGAAATCAAAGGTATATGTACGCAAACCTAACGGCAAGATTGTCAAAGTAAACTTTGGCGATAAGAAAATGCGTATTAAGAAATCAAATCCGGCACGTAGAAAATCTTTCCGTGCTCGCCATAACTGTAAAAATCCAGGACCACGTTGGAAGGCACGTTATTGGAGCTGTAGGAGCTGGTAATGCTATTAAAAGAAATGTTCAGCCCGCTAGGCGGCCCTAAAGATACAGATCAAAACGAGATTGACTGGACTGGGGATCTAAAACTTTTCATTGACGATCATGACATGTTGTTAACTAGATTTATGATGCCTGCCATTGACAAGCATAAAAAATATATAGGACATCCCAAAGCCTATACTATCTATGTTAAACCTTTGCAAAAGTGTGCAGAGCAATACTGCGAAGCGATGAAGATAGAAGAAATGGGAAAAGTTTTTCCTCCCGAAAAGATCATGGAGTTGGCTAAACAATACTGCGATCAGCAGTCGAGATTTATAGAACGTGGTGATTACAAGTAATGAGATTATTTGAATTATTTGAAGCAGACTCTAAACATGTTTCTTTCTGTTTTGGCAGATTGAACCCTCCTACCATTGGACATAAAAAGTTGTTAGACACTGTGGCCGGTGTCGGAGGAGAATACAACATATTTGTAAGCCAGAGTCAAGATCCTAAAAAAAATCCTTTAGATTATTCAACTAAAATAAATTTTATCAGAACGATGTTTCCAGAACATGCTAAACATGTTATAGAAGATCCGGGTCTCAACACTGTGGTTAAGGTTGCTTCCTATCTATACGATCAAGGATATAGATCAGCTACTTTTGTAGCGGGTTCGGATCGACTAGAAGATATGAAAAAACTTTTAGATACTTATAATGGCATCGAAGGTAAGGCTCATGGTTACTACAAGTTTGATATCTTAGACTTTAAATCTAGCGGTGACAGAGAGGACGGTGCTGAAGGTGTCGCCGGAGTTTCAGCAAGCGGTGCTCGTGCTGCTGCTGCCAACAATGATTTTGCAGCTTTTCAAGAAGCCACTGGTGCTGGCAAACATGCTAAGGCGTTGTACGATGCTGTAAGAAAAGGTATGGGCATTAAAGAAAATGTTGAAGAAGGATATGGACGCTATTGGTGTTCCACAGATAAGAAGTGGAAGACTCGTAAAGGCCCTAAGCAAAAGAGATCGTCATGAAAGCAAAAGAATTTATACCACAGAGTAAACCTCGTAACTTCGTAGCTAAGAATCAAAAGACTGCAGGTGCTGGCGCACACAAAGATAAAAAGAGAGCCGAAAAACAAGGCGACTTCAAGCACAAGAAAAAAGAGTATTCAGAAAGTGTAGAGGAAGGCTGGAAGGATAAAGTTGCAGCGGCGGGACTTGCTGGGGCAATGGCGTTCGGTGCTGCTGGGGCTAATGCTCGAGTCATGCCCGGCGATGATCCTAACATCAATCGGTTAACTGGTAAACCTATTTCTACACAACAAGCAACAGATAATGCTCCTGCAAAAGCAGAAGCACCGAAAGGATTCAGTAAAGAGTATCTACAGTCTGTAGTGGACGGTAAGCATCCAAGACCAATGGTCAGTGTTGAAAAAGCAAAAGAGCTATTAAAGAATATGTCCGAAGGAGTGGTAGAAAGAGTTAGAGATCCCGAAGACTGGGATGAAGGTAACACTGAACCAGGCAATAACTTTGCTGTCTACATTAACGGTAAGAAGTGGAAAGTATTTCCAGGACCTTATGGTGCTTACGCTGATAGTCCAGAAGAAGAAAGAGAGTTCTACAGATTAAAAGACATGGCCCGCAGAAAATCAGACCAAACTGGTAAGAAGTGGGAAGTTTATAAAACTGGTGAGCCGGCAACAAAATAATGGAACTGTCTGAATTAAAACGTCTCGCAGGCATTACAGAGTTCAAAGGCTACCAACCCTATGAAGGTAGCAACATAAGTATCACTGGCAATGAGAAAGGTGAGCTTATGAAAAAACACGATATTAAACCAGGAACACCTGAGTGGTTTCAGTTATGGTTCAGCTTGCCTTATCTAACAGGCGAAAATCCAGTAGGAGATAAAAAATGGTTGAGATAACAGAAGCTGCAAAACAGAAAGTCATAGACTTATTGATTGATGAAAACAATCCAAACCTTATGCTTCGTACTTTTGTTCAAGGCGGAGGGTGTTCTGGTTTTCAATATGGTTTTACTTTTGATGAAGAAAAAAATGAGGACGATTTTGAATTTGCCCTCGACGACAAATGGAAAGTAGTAGTAGATGCTATGAGCATGACTTACATGACTGGTGCTGTCATTGACTATAAAGAAGATTTACATGGTTCAAATTTCAGTATCAAGAATCCTAATGCACAAACTACCTGCGGGTGCGGAAGTAGTTTTTCAATATGAACCCGAACGACTATCCAGTTTATCCGGAGGATGATGGCTATGACCGTCCGAGAAACCCTTACAGCCCTGTATGAAGCATTGGCTCGATTTGGCTGCGGCCTAGCTGGAATCCCTTATGAGAGCGAATGAAATCGTTATTGTCGAAAGAAAGAAACGCAAACGTAAACCACATTGGGCGGCCTACGGTCCAGGTCCTTATGGCGGATACGGGTATGCTTCAGGATACAGCGGAGCAGTTGGTGGCGACAGTGGTGCCGTTGGAGAAAGTGTTGACGAAGGCTGGAAAGATTGGGCTGCGGCTGGAGCATTAGGAACAGCTCTAGCATTTGGAGCACCTGGAGATGCCGAAGCAGCTAAAACAAAGGCCAAAGATCCTGTGTCACAAATCAGTAAAAAAGATATAGCAAAATCTGTGACTGGCAACCCGCACGAAGTTTATCTAAAGAAAGAAGCAGAGAAGGCAGGCATCAAAGGCAATGAACTTGCTGCCTTTCTAGCACAGTGCGCACACGAAACTTTAGATTTTAAGCACATGAAAGAGATAGGCGGATCTTTAGATTTTAAAAAATATGATATTAAGTTTGCTCCAAAGAAAGCTAAAGTGTTAGGAAATACAAAACCTGGCGATGGTGCAAAATATAAAGGTCGAGGTTATATCCAACTTACCGGAAAATATAACTACAAGAAAGCAGGCGAAGCATTAGGTGTTGATCTTGTTAATAAGCCGGAGCTTTTAGAAAAACCAGAGATAGCAGCCAAGGCAGCAGTCTGGTATTGGAAAGAACGTGTTCGTGACAAAGTTGATAGTTTTAAAGATACTAAATCAGTGACTAAACCTATTAATCCAGGCATGAAGCATCTGGATCAACGCAAAGAAAAACACGACAAGTTTATGGTGGCTATGAAATGAGGGCTAGCGAATTTATTGTAGAAAACTTTGCCGATGGTAAAGTAAAAGGAAAAAGCAGACCGGGCCGTGTAAAACGTAGTGGTGCTAGCTGTTCGGGATCTGTTACGGACCTACGCAAAAGAGCCAAAAATGCATCGGGCGAAAAGGCTAAGATGTATCATTGGTGTGCCAACATGAAAAGCGGTAGGAATAAATAATATATTATGAAAATTAAAGATATTTTAGCTGAAACTGCTACTGCCGGTGCTACTAGCTCTGGAAATATCGCTACTGTAGCGAATCCACATATTAGCCCAGGTAAAGCTCGCGGAAAAAAGAGCTATATCGGAAGTCCCGGAAAATCCGGTACAAAATCGCCACCCCAACCTAAACCAGCAAACATGACCGGTAAAAATGCACTAGATATGAAGGTCAGTTTATTTGGTGAAGGCAATGTAGTTAAAAGATAAATACGATATGGACCTCGAAAAACCAAGCCCTGACGATCACGAAGCAAAAATGGCAAAAGCCGACTGTTATAAGTTGGCCAAATATTCTGCTAAACTTTTTCATATGATTGAAGAAGGTGAAGAACTTGATGGATGGGTAGCTGCTAAGATTACCAAAGCATCAGATTACATTTCTAGCGTATATCATTATTTAGAATATGAAAAAATGGCTAGAGAATCTGTAAATGATGGTCCGAGAGATTTTGAGGAAAGTGTTCAACAACAAGTTAAAAATACTCTCCAAGAACAATGGTTGAACAAAAAACAAGGAAGATAAAATGGATTTCAAATCACTTATTTCTAAAATTAGCTCAATGGATGATCCTATCGATCTTCCTAAAGCGCCGACTCTAGAAGCCCCTATTCGTTTAGACGAAGGTACAGAACTACGTGTTCTAGCTGGTGTTACTCAGTTAACAGAAAGCGTCATTGCTGAAAAAGCAGTAAGCAAGGCTCAACAAAAGTTTATGGGCATGGTACATGCTACCCAGAAAGGTGAAAAGGCTCCGTCAAAAGACGTTGCTAAAGTAGCTAAAGAAATGGGAAAGAAAGATGCCAAAGACTTTGCTGCTACCAAGCACAAGGGACTTCCAGAAAAGAAAACCGATGAAGGCTTTGATGCAGATGCTAAAGTAGGCGACACTTTTAAAACAGCAAAAGGTACAGCTACAAAGACAGCAACTGGCGTCAAACATACTAAAGACAAGTATGATTATGATCCTGGCAGCGATGACAAGGATGATAAGAAGCGTAAAGAAACTGCTCGCAAGGCTAAGAAAGAATCTATCGATCCAGAACAGTTCAAAGAAAAGTTTACTAAGATGGTAGAAGCTAAAAAAGCTGAAAAAGACGACAAGAAGTCTAAGAAAGAAAAAGTAGAAGAAGGTGGTAAACCAGATTTCTTAGATCTTGACAAAGACGGTGACAAGAAAGAGCCAATGAAAAAAGCTGCCGGCGAAAAAGGCGGTGACAAGAAAGATGGCAAGAAGGGTATGTCAGCCAAGCAAGAAAAATACTTTGGCAAGAAAAACGAAAGCGCAATGATGCCAAAAGGCAAGAAGCGTCCAGTTAAAGAATCAGTTGAACAAACATTGACACTGAAAGATATGTTGCGTATTGTTAAAGAAAGCGGTGGCCAACAACAGATTGATCCAGTTGATCAGGCATTGTGGAACTGGGCTACTCGTGTTGCCAGCGTTAAAGTTCAAGAAAGCCAAAAGTCAGAAATTTTCGCTGCTATGATCTATGAGAGAAATGGCGGACGTTTTGAAATGTATGATGTTCTAGCTGAACAGAAAAAATAAAAACGTTTTTGGTAATATAAAGCCGGTCTTTGATTGACCGGCTTTTTTTATGACTATATAATAGTCCTATAAGGAGATTTATATGGCTAAAATGTACGGTCCAGAAGAAAAAGCAAAACTAGAACGATTAATCAACGAAGGTGGTAATGTACTTCGTGAAATTGAAGATCTTCAAGAAGGTCTTAAAGAAACAGTAAAAGCAGTTGCCGAAGAACTCCAAGTTAAGCCTAGTATTATCAACAAAGCGATTAAGATTGCACACAAAGATAACTGGAAGAGCCACGAAGAAGAATGGGACGAGATCGAAATGATTCTCGGTGTCACTAAACGCTTACCAGAGAAAGACTGATGTTAAGTGAAATTTTTCGACCTACTCTAGAATGGATCAAAGATGATTGGAATTCTAATTCTTTCCGTTTTATTGTTGAGCTTGTTGCTTGGGCTATATCAATCGGCTGTTCGATCACAATGGCCCTTACAGTCCCAACTCCACCTTTGCTCATTCTTTATCCTATTTGGATCGCTGGCTGTGCCATGTATGCTTGGGCTGCTTATACTAGGAAATCGTTTGGCATGTTGGCTAACTACCTGCTATTGACAACCATAGATACCATCGGCCTAATCCGCATGCTATAAATAAACATAGAATAGATGGTAGGCGAGGCCATAATCCGCATAATGGGTATTTGTAGGCCACAAACTACAAAGGAGAAAAAATGAGTTACGTTGACGCTTTCTATGATAGAGAGCAGGATATTATTCGTATCGTCGAAAGAGACGATAAAGGAAATAGAAATTTTAAAGAATATCCTGCACGACATATCTTTTATTACCCCGACGCCAAAGGAAAATATACTTCCATTTACGGCGATCCGCTGACAAGAGTTTCTTGTAAAAACATCAAAGAACTTCGCAAAGAACTTGCGATCCATTCTAATAAAAAACTCTATGAGTCTGATATCAATCCAATCTTTCGTTGCTTGGAAGATAACTATCTAAACATAGATTCACCCAAGTTAAATGTTGCGTTCTTTGATATTGAAGTAGACTTTGATCCAGAGCGTGGTTATGCTTCGCCCGACGATGCATTCATGCCAATCACTGCTATTGCTGTTCATCTCCAATGGTTGGATACATTAGTCTGTCTTGCTATTCCGCCAAAGACTATGAGTATGTCTGAGGCAAAAAAAGCTGTAGAAGAATTTCCTAACACTATGCTGTTTGACAACGAAGCAGATATGTTAGATACTTTTTTGGATCTTATCCAAGATGCTGATGTACTAAGTGGTTGGAACTCAGAAGGCTTTGATATTCCCTATACTGTCAATCGTGTTACAAAAGTTCTTTCAAAAGAAGATACACGCAGATTTTGTCTTTGGGATTGTTATCCTAAGAAAAGAGAATATGAAAAGTTTGGAAAAACTGCCGTTACCTATGATCTCATTGGACGGGTACACCTGGACAGCCTTGAACTGTATAGAAAATATACCTATGAAGAAAGGCATACATACCGGTTGGATGCTATCGGAGAAATGGAAGTTGGTGAGAGTAAAACTGTATACGAAGGAACTCTTGATCAACTCTACAACAACGACTTCCGTAAGTTCATTGAATACAATAGACAAGATTGTGCGCTACTAGACAAACTTGATAAGAAACTCAAGTTCCTAGATCTTGCTAATAAGATCGCACACGAAAATACTGTACTCTTGGCAACCACTATGGGTGCGGTAGCTGTTACAGAACAGGCTATTATCAACGAAGCACATCGCAGAGGTTTCATCGTTCCTAATAGAATCAAACGAGAACCGGGGTCGGAACCTGCAGCAGGTGCATATGTTGCCTATCCCAAGAAAGGCATCCACGAGTGGATTGGTTCACTAGATATTAACTCACTGTATCCTTCAGCGATTCGTGCCCTAAACATGGGTCCAGAAACTATTGTTGGTCAGTTGCGTCAAGATGGTACTAAAGCCTACATCGAAACTGAAATGGCTAAGGGAAAATCTTTCGCATCGGCCTGGGAAGGCATGTTCGGCAGCGTAGAGTATCTTTCTGTAATGGATAGAGAAGTAGGCAGAGAAGTTACCATTGACTGGGAAGATGGTAACTGTGACACACTTTCGGCTGCGCAAATCTATGATTTAATATTCGACAGCAATCAACCTTGGATGATTTCAGCTAACGGTACTATCTTTACCTATGAGAAAGAAGGTATCATTCCTGGTCTGCTAGCACGTTGGTATAAAGAACGTAAAGAGATGCAGGCCAAGCTCAAAGAATGTATACAAGCAGGCAATAAAGTTGAAGAAGAATACTGGGACAAGCGACAACTAGTCAAGAAGATTAACTTGAACAGCTTGTACGGTGCTATTCTTAATCCCGGTTGCAGATTCTTTGATAATCGTATTGGTCAAAGTACTACATTAACTGGTCGTCAGATTGCCAAACATATGGCTAGTAAGGTTAATGAAATTATTACCGGAGAATATGATCACGTTGGAAAGTCGATCATCTACGGTGACACAGACTCTTGTTACTTCTCTGCATATAGTACGCTAAAGAAGGACATTGAGAAAGGAGCGATTCCTTGGTCCAAGGAAACCGTTGTTGAACTTTATGATACCATAGGAGAAACCGTTAATGGCACGTTTATTAGGTTCATGTCTGACTCATTCCATTGCCCCAAAACTCGAGGAGAGGTCATCAAGGCAG